TGCTCTAGCCTCGTCAATCTGCTGTGTTGCGGCGGTAGGCGCTGGAGCTGCAGCTGTTGCTGGACGGCTCTCTACGATAGGAGCTGTGCCCATACCGCGCACCACCTCTGACACTAGGCCAGATAGCATACCCTCTTCGAAGAGTGATTCACGAATGCACTCTTTGATTAGTGGCTTTAGCATTTTCTTTAGTTCGTTCTTTTTCATATCACTCACCCAAAATATCGTCTAGTATATTAGTAATACGATTGACGGGCCTTGTCAAGCGGCTTTCGTAAACAACTTGATCCATATAAGCCATTGGGGTTGATGGATCAGAAACGACGTCGAAGCAGATTAGCTGGAAGTCGTCCTGCACGATAACGTGGCCGCTCATCTGACGGACAGAGCCGAGGCCGCGTGAAGAAATGCCGATCTTTACACCATCGTTAACGAGAGCGCGAAGAGTCATACCGGAAGGAGTTGAGAGAACCTTGATCTTGCCCATAAGGACATCACCGTCCCACCATAGGTCTGTGACCAAGTGTGAAGCGTTCTTAAGGTTGACAACTGAGTCGTCAGGGTGATCTAGCTCGCCGCAAGCGCGACGGTCCTTAACAACCTGCATATACTTTTCTACTTCTCTTCGGAGAATCTGATCTGGGTACTTTCTCTTGTTGCCATTTAGCCTATTAGCCTCGTGACACTTACCGACGAGATACAAAGACTTGCCAGATGCCATCTCTTGCTTCTCTGCCTCTGTTAGGACATCCAAGCAAGCGCCATCAGGGCAAAGCTCATAGAATTCTCTTAGTAGTTGTTGCTTTGACATAAATAAACTCCTAAATGCGGGCGCTACCCGCTCGATCTAGTTTCCGCTGCAGCAGCGACGGACTCGTGGAATGTTCATACGACGCATCATTGACTCCTGTTAATCTTGAGGCCATAATCATCCACCAACATTGAAAGCAGGTAAGATGACCCTGAGCCTACACACCCGCAAATCAAGAAGTTTGCGAGAGTATACTCAAAAGTAAATAGTTCTGTCCACTGGTTAATAGCAAACAAAAACCAACCAGCGTGGAAGCCAAAACAAAGAGGGCAATGGAAAAGCTTACCAAATCCATTCAACCACTCTTTGTTGGGCCTGATGCTGTTGAAGATACTTGCGTATACAACCAAAAAAGTTAGCCCGTATGAGGCTAACACAAACCATAGTAAATCCATTATATCACTCGTAGGTAAATGACTGATAGTAGAAGGAGTTACCATATGAGTAAGCATTGGAACTCATTGACCCCTTCTTTTCAGCCTGCGGCACTTCGCCTAACTCAGTACTATCAGCTTCATCGGGGTCTGTCAAGTTATCGTTAACAAGTTCTTCATAGTCTTCAATAAATTCGAAGTATGGTCTTTCCTCTTCAACAAACTCGTGAATGTTCAAAAGGAGCAAGTTCACAACATTGTGTTGGTCGTTGGGGAAGTATTGGCCTTCGATACTGGAGTAGACTGCACCGCCCTGAACTGATTCAGGATTAATGATGCCCTTCTCTCCTAGGAATTGAAAGAGCCTGTTCTGTGCGCCGTAAACATAATCAGACATTACGTCCTTGGCATAGGCGGTTACCTTGGTGACCTTTGGCTGGATTACGATTGTAATGTCAGCGTGATCGAATACCATAACGTCATCGTTAAGGTTCTTTAACGCTTGAAGCTTGATGATTTCCTTGGGCTCCACAACCTGCTTTTCAGGCTGCTTACCGATTCTAATCGTGATCGCCATTTTCGATCTCCTCTGCCAAACTTTGTAGCTTAAGAACCTTTTCTAGCATATCCTTATCGATTGGGCGGGTCTTGAAGGACTCGATCAATCCTAGAACACTTTCCATACGTGTCTCGACGGCATCGTCGCCCTCGTAAGACTCTACGATATTCTTAATGCGGGTTACTTCTTCATTGACGTAAGAAACAAATCCGATTCCCTCGTCTTGGAAAGAGAAGACAAAATGCTGAATGAGGTTCTTCTGGTTCTCGGACAAGGACTGGCTGTACTTCTCGTTGAAGCTCTTAATGACAGTCTTGTATACTAGATTGTCCATAGGCTCCATATTGCTCTCGGCAACGACCTCTGGCTTTGCAATCAAAGTAGTAATTAGCTTCTTCTCCATAACAACTGATTCCTTGATCGCTGTCTTGGCATCAAAGTACTGGGAGATGGTAGCTAGTGTCTTATAGTTTGAGATAAATGCGTTATATGAATCACGACCAACGTTCTTGTTAATCCAGCTGATTAGCTTGGTCTGCTCATTGAAGATCTCTCTCTGATCTAGTGACTGGTATCTGGTGCGTGTCTCTTCTAGGAGGCGCTTGGCAGTGTAGGTGTCAACACCGGCTGTCTCAGATAGCGTGCGGTATAGGGATAGCTCTGTGTTGAGCGTCTTGCCCTTTGAAAAGAAGCTACGAATAGTATCCTTGATCTCGCTCATAAGAGCGGTGTCCTTGTTAATAGAAGCAACAGTGTACTTCTTTACCAATACTTCGTAAAGAAAAGCGGTGTTTCTTTTCTTATTGTGTCTTAGTTTCATTGATGGTCTCCATTGAGGTTTCAAGTGATTCTAGTAGAGTCTCGATTTCTTTCTGTGCATTTAGCACATCATCGATGCCTGTACTGTAATTAGTGCCTACGGACTCTGGGATGCCCTTTCCGAGGTTAGATAAGTTATCTCTACCCTTAACTAGGGAGCGTGCAGTGCGGCCTACAGTGGACTCTGGACTTACTGTGGCCTTAATGTCGTGCTGATTTGCAACGTCGCCCTTGGCGCGCTTTTTAGGCTTGTGCCAGTATACCTTGCCACTCTTGGGGGCGCGCTTCTTGACCTCTACGCCGCCTGCGCGAATGCGCTTGGCAATTACAGGACTGGACTCATCCTCCTGCAGGGCTCCCTCTTCTGGGGTCGCTAGGAGGTTGGTATCTGGTTCTTCAGTGCCTGCGTCTGCCTCTGGCTCTTCGCCAATGTCAGGAACGTCTGTGTCGAGGCCAACGTCGAGGTCAGGCTCGCCAAGGTCTAGCTCGTCGTTGCCTGCCGACGCTCCGCCTAGGAGGTTAGCTGCCTCTTCCTGCATCTTCTCTGCTACAGCGTTAAGCTGTGCGTCATACTTGCGGTCGTAGTAAATCTCGCGCTGATTGCGTAGGAACTCTTCTTCCGACATATTGAATAGATGCTGTGCCATCCAACGACGTGAGAAGAAGCCTTCGGTAGCGGAGGATGCTACTGAGAACTTCTTATCCCAGTGCTCTAGCTCCTGAAGCTCTGCGATCTTGGAAGGGTTATTTAGGGCTAGCTTAAATGCTGTTAGGTCCTCACCACGGAAGCCTAGTGTGTGAAGATGAATAATACCAATCTTCTCTAGTTCTGAAAGCACTGCACGCTGGAGGCGCTGAATTGTCCTTGCAAAGCGAATGTCCTTCTGTGCAAGCGTAGTTTTGTCTTCACTACCGGCATCGCCCTGTGTTAGATAGGATGCTGGAATCTTGAGCGCTGAGAACAACTTGTCGCGTAGGTACTTAACGTCTTCAATCGCGCTGGTGAACTGGCCACCGGGAAGTGCGCTGATCTCTGACTTATTCTGCCCACGTACAGGAATGTAATAATCCTCTTCTACTGAGAGCGGATTGTATCGTAGGTCAACGCGGCCTGTACGGTCGTCTACAACAGAGTTACGCTTCATCTGAGTCATAACCTTCTGCATATACTGCTCGACCTCGTTAGGAGGAATCTCGCCAACGTCGATATAGAATACGCGGCGCTCCGGGGCGCGAACGATGCGGTATGCCATCATAGCATCTTCTAGAAGAGTTAGCTGACGCCAGATGCGGCGGGCTGCCTCTAGTACTGATGTTCCATAGGGAGCGTACTTGTCGTTTCCGAGAATACGGAAGTGTGCCATCTGCCAGTTCTCAAGAGTCATTCCTGCGGAGTTCCACTGGAACTGAACATAGTTAGGGTTGGTCTTGTCTTCGCCCTCTAGGCGCTCAATCTCGTTAATTGGAAGGCCGATTACATTTGTAATGCCTCTCTGGTCATCAATGTCTAGGTACAAGAAGTAATCACCGTACTTACACATTGTGCGGCACCAGCCGAATAGATTGAAGTTAATGTTTAGTACGCTGTGGTATAGAGTCTCCAGCACAGCCTTGATCTCGTCATTTGAGCACTTGATGTGAAGCATTGGCTCTAGTGAGGAGTGTGTGGTCATCTCATCTGCGTAAATATCTAGCGCAGAAGCGATCTCAGGTGTGTACTCCATCTGATCAAAATCGACATAACGCTCTGAACGATTATGGTTGGTCATAATATTGTTCTGGAGGTTCGTGAACGCATAGCTCTCTGAGCGCTTGAACTGCTGCCCAGAAGCTGATCTAAACTGTGTGGCGTATTTGTCGAGGAGTGAGCGACGAAGCCTTCTAGTGTTCTGGGTTCGATAGCTTGCAATCGGCCCAGAGAAGAGACGTGTTAGACTCTTGAACAGGTCAGCGTTTGAGTTTTTAGGGTTTCTGTCTGCCATTTAATTATCCTTTTAGTAGCCACACAAATTGATCGTACTTTGCTTTTCTGTCGAATGTTTCTTGTGAGAAGCCTTGAATCTTGTGTCCTTGCATACCGGGAATGGTGGATTGGAATTTTCCGTTCGATACGAACATCGAGCCGGCCATTGCTCTATTATACTCTACTTCACGTTTATTAATTGTCAAAGCTGTGTCTTTGACCCAACAGGCAATTGCTAACGCCATTACCAAGTCATCGTGATAAGAGCGCATAGCCTGTGCTCTATTGTTCTGCCAAATAAAGGTTTTGAATTCGTTAACAATCCTCGATGAATACAGAGTAATTAGTTTATTTCTAATGAACTCTTCCAACTTTGCAATGATTAGAGGTCTTGTCTTACTAGAAGTCGTAAAACCGGGGATGACATTATCCCTATGAGCTTGCGAAGGTGATACGTAGTTGTGGCTTCCCTTTTCAGAATAGTACAAGTTATTATAATTCATTTCTTG